ATCTATCCAATATAATTTTAATTTGATTCAAGTATTCATGTACATCTTCGAACTCCAGTAATTGTAACATATAATTAAACAATTTTTGTGGATTCATATTTTTTAAATTTGATTTGTATATGGTTTTCCCACTTATGGGAGACACTACGCTATGCATTTTATACTTATTCCACAACTTCTGTATATACATATTAACTTGTGCAAAAAAGTCGATTTTTTCAAATTCCCTATCAATTCCCCCATATAATAATTGAAACGTGATCCCTTTGCCCTCTTTATATTGCTCTGGGGTTAGCTTGTCAGTATCAAAATAAATTTTTCCAAGGTAATCGTGGGGAGATTCTGTAAATTTGAATCCTATTAAATCAGCAATGATATACAAGTGATTACCGCTGAAATCATATTCAATCAAGTATCCATCCTTGCCAAATCTACTGATATATTTTTTTCTAGTCTCATCCGATTTATTCAATGCCGCGTAATTAGTACCACCATACGCATTTGAAGGTCTCCCCGTACTAGTGTACATATTGTAATTCGTATATGCCATGCCGTCTAATGTCCGCAATCCCGCCGATTCTATGTATTCCATATTGTCCATATACTGATTATTATATAAATCATTTGGTGGTATGAATGTCCATATTCCCAACTCGCCAGCCAAATTTCTGCAATATTCCAAGTGCTTCATTATAGGGATGACCGAGTTCAAATTCGATTTTCTATAATGCCTAACGTGAAAAAACTGGTGTGCTGGAGTCGTGATATTATCGATCAACAGCGGCTTGTTGTTCATCTGATAGTGGAGCATATTAACATCGATTACATTGTCAAATTTGTATATATGATTCATTTCCTTTTTATCGTACACATATTTTTTCTGACCAGTCTCTAATTTGGCCAGAGCGTCATATGGAAGATTCAATGATTCTGTATGATCGAATGCCAAAATAGCGTCGGTATCACTTTCTATGGGTTTGACGTATAGGACACATAATTTGTTCTGTAATGGGTGTACTTTGGTGTCGGACATAATGGGCACTACAATCCACTCATGGGAACCCCATAGTGCCATAAAATCATCCAATTGTGATATTGTTTCAATAACCATTTATACAACCTTTATTATAAGTATCAGCGTATATGTTTAAAACCCCAGTTTTTTTTCGATTGCTTCCTTTTTTGTTGGGACATCCTGCCAGTATTCTGTGAAGCTAATTGATATGAATGTCTCTGGAAATATGTCTCTCAGCAAGTCCAATGCTTTTATATTTGATTCTACCACATCATTCAATTTTCCAGATATGACCCAGCGTATTTGACCTTTTGTATAATATGGTAATGGATTTCCAAATTGGGATTTATTGATCTCGATTAGTGGAGAATGATTGTCGTTTAATCGTTGAACAAAATACCTGTCCAAATATCCATTTTTGATATCTTTTTTCTTCACTTCCACGGCGTATGGTGTTACAAACCAGGTGGATGCTATATTGCCATTTCTGGACTTTTTATATTTGGCGAAATCGGTACTACCCTTTTTTAGTGTAATTATTTCTGGAACAATTGTGTCCGTAATATAATATTCAATTTTATCCTTTGTGTAATATATAGAATATGGCAAGTCGGCTCTAACCCAGTTACCATTGTCATAGGTAAATTCATTTATCCCAGTGATACGACCAGTCAATTTACGATCCATTTTATCTCTTATATTTTTAATTTTTTTTATCATTTTTTATAATGCATCCGGAATAATATAACCCAATCGTCTCATTAATTCAGCTTTCGTTTCCGAGTTCTCAGTCCTTTCAATTTGTTCTTCATTTTCGGCCTTTTCATCTTTTAGGAAATTTCGGTCGGATTTTTCCGTGTCAAGTTGATCCCTTACGGATATTCTCATTTTTCCCACAATGGAAGTTTTTCAGCTGGACGCGTCCAGCTCTTGTGTAGAACTCATAACCTGAAATAATACCCGATCTTTATATTGGGAAGGCAGATAATTGCTTGTAAAACAATTTCCTGGGAAAATCCCAGATATACCATCCAATGTTAATGAGATTTCCAACGCGACCATGGGATCAAAATCAATAGAAACCGATTCTTTTTCATCGTATGTAATTAAATATTTCATGACATCCAATCATGGAGTGTCCTTGGTATTTAATAAATTCCCCCAATATCCATAAACACTGCCAGTCAATGTGTCTTTATCTTCCGATTTGAAATTAAAATCAAAAAATTGTTTTTCGGTAAATTTCAACGTATGTATGCTTTTGACAGTTTCGGCGGTTTCATCATCGTGATTTTCTGAATCTGACCCTTTTTTATCAATGGCCTCAATACCAACATCGGGACCACTTTCCGTATCAAATTTGGAATTTACCCCAGCGGATTTATTACCAAATTTATCAAAATTTCAACCGGGTTTAATATCATGAATCAGCCCGTCTTTATCACCAGGAGCACTACCCAATTTACTAGCAGCGACAATTTTAATGCCTCCCATTTGGGAAGGTGACGTAATTTCCTCAGCATTATCCCACATCATCGCCATAGCCATTTCATTTGTAATTTTAGCATTTAATGATTGTGCAGTAACAATACTATCCTTACCCATAACTGGGAAATGGAATAAACCACCAGTAACAGTTTCTCAATATTTATCCAATTCACTCGGAATTTTAAGCAACGATTTTACAGATTGTTTGGTAAGATTCATGTCTACAATCTTTAATGTACCGGGTCTATCTGGTGCAGATACCAATTGCAAATCTCATATTCCAACATTTTCATTCATTCTCTCAAACAATTTTTTAAGTGCACTGGTGATATCAGACGCGTCATTGAATACATTTGTTATCAAATAATTCCAATTGAACATTATATTTCGCATGTATCCTATCTTTAAATTTTTATATTCAGCTGGATCATCAGTTACTTGGAACGTTGGGAAATCCTTATTAAAATCCCGCAATATCGGATGAACATCAGTAAGATCATCCACATTTCTATGCGATTGTCCAGGTAAAATAAAAAATTTATAATCTGGAGAAATCAATTTATCATGACTTGATATTTTAGTTGATTGTCATGCCAGCTGATCTGGGGGCAATCCTTCAGTTTCAGCCAATCCAGCCGTTTCGATTGTGTGTTGATCCCCGTTGTCTTTTAATATAGGTTCTATACTTCGAATTGAACTTATTACTACACCGTGAGCGTCCACTTTGCTTAAATATTTATTTAATATATTATCTTCTATTCATCCCCATGATATATATAATTCATGTGATCTCGGATCGGCACCGGTAGATGGTTCAAATCTATTCTTAATTCATTGTAATGGCATTCCTTCATTGCCAATTCCACCATCATCCACATGTTTAAATTTTTCAAGTTTGGTTGAAATGTCCCTTAGAAATGTTTGGAAATTTTGTTTAAGTTCAACTTTTCGGTTATCATTTTTATCCGTTTTTGCGACATTTATATTGTCCACTGGAGTAATTCGTTGTTTTAATATGTCTAATCCCATTGAAGAAATATTGGTAGTGCAATCGATTCCCCCATCGTCTCTAGTCGATCATTCAAAATTGGTTACGAGACCAATCATACCATCATAAGTTCCATTGGAATTAAATGAATTTTCCATCATTTTTTTATGTGCCAATATCATATCTGGGCTTTTTTCATTTATATCATGTAATACCATATCATTGTCCGAATATGAATATCCCCATTCTAAAATAACAGTTCTACCCGGTTTTAAAAAATATGGAGTATATTTGGTAACATCGTCAAATGACCAACAAGTCCAATTAATAGTAGCAGTACGCAATGTCGCCAATGTATTTTTATATTCAACACTAATACTTTTTACTCCAGGCATTGGTCTGTACTGATTATCACCAGTATTTCTAGGAGAATTATACATATCCTCAAAACCATAATATGCTTCTTGATTTTCTTTTAACAATCCCCCACCTATTATTACAGGTTTATCATCTTTGATAAGCCCAACCATCCGGATTCAAGTCGATTTTGCAAAAATGTTATTTGCGTCGGCTTTCTTTTTCCCAGTACCATCGGTCTGCGGACCTTCAAATAGTATGCCTTCTCTATTTAACAACTTTTGTCGTCTGTGCAATTCCGCCCTAATTTTACTATGTATGGGTTGTAGATTAATCATTATTAAAACCCCCTATTTAATTCTTCCAAATCACTAAATATTTGTGCAGTGTCGGTGGGTATTCTGATATCCAGTCCAGATTTTAATGTAAAATTTGCATCATCTATATCATTGGCAAGTGCTATTATCCACCACAACGATGTGTCTCCATAATATTTAAATGCAAGCAAATCTAGCCTGTCACCTTTTTTGGACATTGTGAAAATATCAGAATCCAATATTGGAATCTTGGGATACAATGTAGTCTTAAATACACGGTTTTTTAAAGAATTTCTTTTTATATTGGTGTGTGTATATCTACCCATTTTTTAATCCTCCCACGATGGATCAGACCATGAAAATGGTCCATCGCCCTTTCCAGATTGCCCCATTTCCGCGAACAATTCCCTTAAATCCATCCCATCGGAATGCCTATCGGGATAATTGCCATTTGGATTATCCAAATATGCAGTGGAACTTTTATTATTGTTATTTTTATAATCCAGCCAATCCAAATCATAATGCTTACCCTTTTGAGCCGGCTTGTGTTTTCCAATGTATTTATACCCAACACTAACACTTAAATGCTTGGGCAATTTGAAATGATCATCCAATTCCCAAGTGGTGTTATCTTCTACCGTTATTGATAAGCTGGTTAAAAATCCTGGAGCCCCCGTTCACATATTACCAATGGTCAATTCGGCAAATGGAGATACCATTCGTTCCATATCACTATTGGAAAAATCTTTTCAGCTGGGGTAACACATTCCAATTAAATAATTCATTTTTTCTCATAAAATTGGCAGTTCCTGTTTCGTCTTTGGATATACATTGAAATTGAAACTTATTTCCCTGTCCACTCCAGCGTATGTATATACTTTATCGGGGCGGCCTATGTATTTTTCTTCTGATCAATCTGGTGTAACACTATCCGATATCCCAGACAGAATGGCTCTGAAAATGATTCATTTATTATTGACCACATCTTTAAATTTAAATGGAATGAAATCTCGTACTTCTAAATTGTTAATTTCCTTTGGCTCTTTTCCATTAACACTCCCGTATGGTAGGGCATTAACTTTGTCAACCTTACTTGTCATAAGCTTACTCGATCCCAAATCGGCCTTAATATGACTAAAACCAGCCTTTTTCAAACCGGCATTAAATGTCTCGGGCCTAAAGAAAAATCCATCTCCGGTTGTTTCAGACCCATCTGTAAATTGTCTAAGAATTCCAGCATTACTTTGATCTCCAACATCAATTACAGCAAATTTTTCATCATCACCAAATTGATCTTTTCGAATTCTATCTATCTCTCTACTTGCTTCCGCATTATTGCCCAGTAGACTTCCCAGTTTTGATAATAACGGATTTGTTCCCGGATTATCTATAATTGCTTCTTCTTTTCTGAAATGATAATTCAATGAATTTTCACCCCAATCAACAAGTTTTGTATCTAAAGGATTGGCCGCTTCGAATTCCAAAACGGTAGATGATACAAGTGGTGATCCAGTATTCCAATGTCGGTTGATATGAACTGTAGGCGTTATAGAACCCAATGACAATGGATTCCATGTTCTAGTTTCTTCCTTAGTATTAAGGGTCTGCAATGCCACTTGTTTTATTCCAAATAGAACACCTTTAGTCGAAAGTATAAATTTGCCGATTCTGAATACATCGGCAATAGTTCTTGATATGGATGTAATTAATCCACCACGTACTATGCCCTCATCAAAAGCGCCTGTATTACCCAATCCATATTTATCTCCTATATCATGAAGGTAAAATGGTTGGTTAAATCCTATATCATTATGTCCATCTCCAATTCTATAATTGAGTTCATCACCGTCTTTAAATCCACGGCCGTAATAATTATCCAAATTTGTAGCATCATCATTTCCCCACGAATCTTTATGCAAATCTTTTAAGCGTGATTGATCACCACGTGTGTTATTTGTTATTGAGCTGCCCTCTCCAATTTTGGCCACGGAAGGAGAATAAGCCTCCCCCCTATAAAAACCAGTATTCAGAAATTTTGGTGAATTTTCATTCTGTTTGCCCAATTGAAAATTTCTAGTATATGGTTCCATTGTCAATGTGGTACTGGTATCAAAATATTGAATTCTAGATCGTCGTTTGTATGTTTTTGTATATGACTTGCCTATACTGAATGTTTTAAACCACGAATCCGTAGGACTTGGAGTATCTTCTTTTGTAGGTAAAGCGATATTGGAATTCAATGACGACAATGCTTCATATGCATGCCCAAATATATCCGTAAATGTCATGTTTATTGCATCGCCGGTTTTAAATCTACTGTCTTTAATTGGTCCAAATAAGCTGGCAAATTGTAATGTTGATGTAGGTTTAGTAGACGCTTTATTTGGTAGGTATGTTCCAGCCCAATCAATGTTTTCATCCGAATCGGTCAGTATTCTAGTCTGTAATCCATAATTACCAACAAAACTATATTGTTTTGGAATATGAAATGTAGGTTGTTTTCCATCCACAAATGATGTATTGATAGCATCTTTAGTTGTGGATCATACTGGAGCAGTCGCTATTCTAGATAATTGTCTAGCTCTAATAGTAGTTGGATTGTGTGCGGCCAAATTGACATCACCCTCAATCCAATGCAATGAATCTTCAAAATCTACCTCTGGATAATGATCAAAAAATGTTCGGTCTGTTTTCTCATATGATATTGGAACACCAGTATCAGCTATGTCTCCTGTCATATATTGAACAGAATCTGCAAATGGAATCGCCGTGTGATGATTAAATGCCGCTCTAGTTTTAGCGTATGAAATTGGCAATGTTATCGCCGGAGTGTCATAAACAATATCAGGATTAGTTACCGATGTTTCAATTGGAGGAGCATATCTACTAATATAACTGGCAATTGGAGTAGTCATAAAATCACTCCCATGTGCGCCCAATGTACTGGGTGTCGTATTTATTGCCGTTTGATATGTTTCACCAGCGGTTGGTCCAGTTAATGTAATCATACTTACATTATGAGTTAATGAATCTGAAAATCCCTGCAGATTACTTATGTTATTAGCAATTGGAGTAGTCATAAAATCGCTGTCATATGCATTAGGTGCCGCAAAGATGATAGGTTCCAATGTATCTAACCCCACAGTATGTCTGGTTGTACTTAGTGCCATTGTGTCATTTGGTGCCAGTTTTGAGTCCCCGTATGCCATATTAAAAGTAAATCCAGCGGGCAATGTCCCAGGTCCCCATTCTCCAGTAACCCCACTAAAATAATTAACAGGACCAGTTTGAATACCTTCACCAGTTGGGTGTACCTGACTGCCCACCGCTTCCAGCATATTAGCTAATGCACTTTCATTGGGTCTATCAAATTCTTTATTTCCAGTAACAGTATATCCATGACCATCATTAAATGATTGTGCATTACTTGAATTACCAACTCCAGTATCAAGTTGAGAATGCTCAATTGAATGTGCAGGCATGGATGGAGTTTCATTTGATAATCCACCATGGCGTCCACCATGTTGACTTAAATTGTCTCCAGCACCAGCTGATAAATCACTTGTTAAATCTATAATACTCATTAGTCCGATACTCCCAGTTCTCCAACTTTACCAGTCAGTTTGTTCATCAAATCCTTATTTTGTTTTAATAATTCCCTATTTACACCCACTATTTGAGTTAATAATTTATTCGTTTCGGCCATATCAGTCGCTTGATTAACAGTATTTCCATCTCCAGAAACAGTCACATCCGACGATCCACCTATTCCAGTCAATTTGTCCAATACAGGCAAAAATGGAGACAATAATAATGCCCCGCCAGCCAGTTTTGCCATACCTCAACCAAGTTTACCAAATGCTTCTCCCAAGCTTATTATGGAAGATGTCATTGGGGCCAATTTTGTAAGTATAGGTTCAAAACTAAGAAATCCAGCAGATAACATAGTAAATCCAGTTCCTATCGCCTGAATAGCATATCCCAATACCAATAATCCGCCAGCCATTATTACCATTGCTGCCGCACCAGCCAAAATTGCCACAGTTCCAACACCACTAGACATTATTGCCCCCAATGCTAATACCGCTACTACCAATCCACCCAATGCTAAAGCGGCCTTACCCAAACTGGGCCAATCCACTTTATTAAATACCACCAATGCCTGTGCGGTTATGTATAATGCACCAGCCACAATTACCATTGCTGCAGCACCAGCCAACATCTTTTTGGGATTAATTCGTTCCACGAATCCAAGTCCAGCCTTACCCTTTGGCTTTGGAGCTTTTGCAAATCTTCCTTTAGCATCTCTTAATCTGCCAGCCTTATCTGTTGATAATCCACCCTTTGAAGAGGCCATTCCAGATATCAAACCTTTCATTTTGCCCAACTTTGTGAGCATTCCATTGCCAATAATTCGTTTTCTGAATAATAAAGCAACCGCAGCGAGAGCTGTCAGGCTCGCCAATAATCCTGGAGAATATTCATACAGTTTTTTAATACCAGTGACCAATAAACCAACGGAGGCCACCATCAATGCAAATTTTGCCGCTATCGCAATAACTGGTAGTAAAAGTACGCCGACTGTTATAGCTATTATTTTTCAATTTTTAACCATTCATTCTAATGCTGGAGCTATATAGTCAGTTATCCACCCACTCATCGTTTCCAATATTGCAGGTATTTTTTCACCAATGGACTCTAACATTGGTTGAAATCTTTTCTTTAAAGCCCCAGTAATGTCGTTCCACGCGGTCCCGATATTCTTTACCATTGCAGCGTGTTTTTCTGCAGCGGCAGTTTGATCGGTTGACATATGATTTAAATGCTCTTGATTCAATACCATTTTTGTTAATTCTTCAACTCCCACACCAAATGCTGCAGCTAATTTTTTCCTTTGGAAATACTGCATATTTTCCAGTTCCGCTTGACTACCAACTTGTTTTAATACCTCTCGTTGCATTCCTGCCAAGTCACCTGTAAATGCCAATTGTCTAGCTTTATCCGTATTGATATTTCTGCCTAATAGAATTGATGCTTCCATTGAAGATTCGATTGAACTTTCAAAATCCAATAGACTTTCAGCCATTTTTGCAGTCGTTGCAATACTCAATCCCAATTTACGAGCTTCGATTGCCGCTGTAAATAAATTGTCCCCACCGTCTTTTGCGTATGTGGCGAACATTTCGGTGTCCCCAGCCAAATCTTCCATAACTGCCGCTGGAGCAACTTTGTTTGCTCGAGCCAATTCACCTACCATTGCCAAACTATGCATTGATGCTGAAAAGGATGAACCTGATACAGCCATCATCATTTCAGCCAATTTAGCTGTAGATTCGGCGGATACCCCATATTGGAATCCCAATAATTTCATTTTCATTAAATTTTGACTTGTCGCTATATCAAGTGAACCAAACTCAGCCAATAGTGCTTTCGCTTCCTCTCGCGCAAACAATATGGCCGGTCCAAATTGAATTAATTGACCATATGAAAATCCAGTTTCATTACCGAAATCAACCATTTTCTTACCCAATGCTACTAACCCCACCCCTATAGCCAAAATGCCAACTTTAAGGGCCGTTATTGGATTGGTGACAATGGATATCAATTTGGCCTTTATATCACCCCATTTTTCCTTTTGAGCTTCAATTTTTGAATTTAATTCTGTATTTTTTTTGTTTATCAAATCATGCATTTTTGACTGTGCTTGCATACTTTTAACATTTTTGATTTGAGCGTTTATCAGTTTAATATTATTTTCAACACCTTGTTCCGTAATATCATATTCACCGTCGGCCAGAGATTTTCTAGTTTTCATCAGATCGGATAAATGTGAAGATAAATCAACCGTTTCAAATTCTTCAGAATTTAAATTCTTCCGGTTGTGTACCATAGCCAAACCCAAATCCATAGTTTCACTAGATAAATCTCGTATTTTTTGCAGTGATTCCGATTCCTTTAGGGTAATTCCTTGCAGAGTTGCCATATTGTCAGTTCAATTGACTGTATTTTGTAGAATCTTTTGTTGTGACTTGCTAAGATTGGCAAATTTTTTCCCGAGATTTTCTATTTGAGTTTCGTTTGTAGCGGTGTTTTTTATTTTTCTCTTTAATTCGGCATTTTGCTTTTTTATATTTTGATATGTTACTTCTTCGGCCGCACTACGTTTTTTACCCTTTTCTGCCAAAGTATCGGCCTTTTCAATTTGCTCATCAAGCTTCGTGATTTGAGCTCGCATTAAATCAAGTGTTTCTTTGGCCTCAATATTTCTAGAAGTTCGTTTTGCCATTTTATTTAATCCTTACCAATCCATTACCGTTTGAAATATTCAGACATGAATTCTTTTTTTGTAATAACCCTTTCAAGTTTATCAATATCCACTTCTGCCCAAGCAGCATTTGCCGATTTTATTCGTCGATCCAATTCTTTTCTATGTTTTTTTATTTCTGGATGATTCTTTATATACTTCTTGGCACCTTTCGTGTCATTTCTAAGTAGAAATGTTAAAAAGTTATCCAATATATCCATGATGCCCTCATTTAATTTACTCATAATTTTCTCCGATTAATTTGGCAATAATATCCGCGACGATATCTGATTGTTCGTCATTTATAGCATGTAAATCTGATAAATAATGCCCAAATAAATGTCTAGCCTGATATATGGAATCGCATGATTGTTCTTTTATTCTTATAAAATATGGAGGATTGGTAGTATCACATTTATCATCAACCAGTGCCGGCACAATGTCCGGCACTTCGATTAAATATTTACTACATAACCGTTCAAATTCATTCTTAATTGTTTTGTATGAACTCATAGTTCAATCCTATCTATTTACATATAAATATCAAATTCCTAAGTTTTCAGTTGTGGACCACGCGCAATACCCGAATTCTTATTTTGGGCTTTATCGTGTGCATCTTGTTCATCTTTGATAGATTTTTGAATCATTTTTATATAGAAGCGGCGGAGCCATACGGGCATGTGATACACCTCAGTATGATTGAATCCGCCGTTCCCATGATAACACAAAGTATAGATTTCTTCGTGTACGGTTACTCTATACTCTGGCGGAAGGCCAAAAAAACTGGACCGTCATAGGGACAGTCACCTCCTCAGCATGAGCACACAATGAACATTCAAAGTTGTATGACATATCAACATCTGGTGTGATATTTCTAAGGTGTTCTCTGAATGGCATTGAATCTACTGCCAATAAGCTGGTATCTACAAAGTTATTAATGAAAGCTCGTTCTGAATTTCCATTGACACTTGTAATCACTTTTTTCAGTCTGGTTGTGATATCACTTTCAACGTCGTTTTTACTAATTTTCTTTAGACCCTTGAGTTCGGCATCAATTTCACGTTCATCCTTTTGGGTGAGCAATTTGAATTTAATATCAATTTTCGACTTTGGAAGTGTTCAACTGAATTCATTAATTCCTTTTTCAAGACCATCAAAACTGACAGCTTTTTCAACTAATAGGGTTAGATCGACACTATCCTTATTATGTTCTGAACATGCAGGACAATCGACTTCAAAGTTATAATCTTTGCCATATCCTAATACGCGGGCCGCTACCATCAATGCATTTTTGTCTCCAATAAGCATTGAATCTAAATCAATAGATTTGTCAACTACGAGGGACTTTAATAACTTGTCAATAACCACCCCCCTTCTTATTAAGTTTTGTGATGTTAAAATATCTTCATCTTTTGCGGTCATATACCGCATCTCTAATTCGCCTGAGCTCAACGGATTATCTTCTGCATAGAAGAATCCTTTACTCGGAAGCGAAACAATTTCGCTAGGAAATTTCATTTCTTCGCTCATAGTAACTCCTTTTGTTTTTGTTTGTTTTTGTTTGTTCTATTTAGAACCTCTTATTTAAATTTCTTTGCATATTTAGACCAATTTTTCTTGGCGTGTTTCACAACTTTATCAAATCTTTTAGCATCTTCTTTTTGACGTTTTTTATTATCGTCGTGCCAATAATCACCCCACTCAATCCCATCATAATTTAATTTAAATGGAACTTTATCTACCGTATAACTTCTTTCTTTGCCATCCCACTCACTCATTGAAATTTCACATTTGCCATTAAGTTCAACTCCAAATTGAAGAAATTTCTTTTCACCCATTTGAAAGCTTTTCCATAAATATATTCTAGTATTTCCTACTGAACCATATTGTTCATTTTGCATGTGCCAACCAAGCCCAGCCCCATGTGTTTGTTGGTATCTAAGTTGCATTTCATTGTCATTGTATGATTGAATAAGATCATCTGGAAGTGGTTTGGATTTTTTTGGAGCGTCCTTAATACTTGTAAATTTCGGACCTTCCATTAAAGATGTGAGCTTGATGTGCTTCATTATCTAATCCATTTGGGGATAGATGGTCAGCGACTTATACGTGCATTATCTTTATTTTGCCAAAGAACGTCATCAACATCCCTTTTATCAAACCCAGTCAATTTCTTATATATTTTTTTCCACTCTTTAGTTTTGGGTTTAAGTTCTTCACCATTAGGACCTATTAAATATCCTTCCAATGATTCAAGCTCTCAACCAGGTAATCCTCTCATTTGTATATGATCGGATGAAACCATCGGTTTCTTTTTCTTGCCTGAAGCTTTCCCAGCCGTAGTATCTTTTCCACCTACCCTGACTTTTGTAGAATCACGCATTTTATGCTTCTCTTTATATGCATCAAATTCGGCTTGATCTTTGAAATCGATTTCATCCAATTCAACAAAATTTTCTCATTGTTTAGCTATTGATTCATATAATCCCTTTTTCATTGTTATTCCCCAGCTTTTGCTTTATATGCTCCAGCGGCATGTTCAAAACCATTACCACCTGCAAATGTGATTAAAATCCATTTGGTTAGTTCAACCCATAATGTTGCGGTCAGTGCGCCAATACCTAACAGTCCTGTTGCGGTGGCGAATACCACTGCTGCTATTAATACTTTTCTATTTTTTAATTCCATGATTATTTCCTTTGTATAAATGATTCTCATCTTTTGGAGATTGATTCGTATTTTTCTTTGCCACCTCTGGTTAATGTTGTAAATGGTTTCCCCTTTTCAGCGGCTTTCATAGATTTCATACCAATGGCCTTTTCATTTCGCGCGTGATAGTCTGGATATGGTTCGTGATTTATAGTAGATTGTACTTTATCTCCTGGTTTCCAATCCAATAAATCTTGAAGATAATTATCGGGATTATTTTTATTGGCATGTTTTATCAAGTCTGGGTCCTTTTTCAGAAGTCCTTTTAATTCATCTTGATAATGTTTAATTTCTTCTGGGTGATCTGCCTGATACATGTTTGAATAATGATATACCCCAGACCCATGATCTGTCATTCTACCACCGAATGGGTGTATTCCCTGCCTAATAAATTGCATTTTTCTCTCATCAGTAGTCCGTCTGTCTTCTTCCGGTCTCCGAACACCCTTATTAAAATCACTCTCACTAGCAAAACTACTATCAGTATCCCACTGCTTTTTATTAGATACCTTTTGACTTATAACTTTGGGATGAATATGTTTAAAATCTTCATCACTTGTACCAATGTGATCTTCCCAGCCATATTGTGCAGCTTTTTTCCAATGCATTTTCAAGGCCGCTTTTACTTCAGGGCTTTGGGTTCTGGAATCGTGATCGTATTTTGGTTTAAATTTTTGCTTTTCTTTATCAGACATTTTTGAGCCGGATTTGGTTGCAGATTTTTCTTGTGCTTTAGATTCTGGATCGAGGCCCGCATCTTTAAGCATATCCCGTTCCCGCTTTTCCAATTCTTTCCAAGGAGTATTCTCAATTTCATCTTTTTCTTCTTGGTCTAAGTCGTCCCATCTATCTTCTGAACTATATCCAATGTCGTCGTCTTCACCACCACTTTCACCACCCCTATTAAAATCATCATTTGGGTCTTCGGACGCGTCGCCGGCAGTAGTATCTTTGCCACCCACACGAACTTTTGTGGTATCACGCATTTTGTGTTTTTCTTTATATGCGTCGAAATCAGCTTTAGTTTTGAAATCTATTTCATCCAGTTCAACATAATTTTCCCATTGTTTATCTATGGATTCGTATAATTTTCTATCATAGCCCATGATTTATATCTCCTATTATTTTATTCTAGAATTGTAAAATTGCGTAGTCATATCTTAAAGAAAGACTAATTTCCATTGCATCTGCTCCGGATGTCCAGTCTAAATCATTGCCATTGAAACTGGTAATCCATGCACCTTTCAATGTCCATTCTTCAACTTTGTCGCCGACTGGACCGAGTACGTTAATTGTAATATCCTTTTTATAGAAATCTGAGTATCCATCACGACCGGTAACTGATTCATGTCCTAAACGAACCCATTCCATAGCTGCTTGTGCAGCGGAAGGAACAACTGGGTCATAAAGTGTGATATCGAGTGGTTCCCATGAACCCTTACCCTTTACATATCGTTTGACATTGATGTGATTCAATTCAATCTCTTCGAAAGTAATTGAAGGTCTTGCCGCGGTTTTAATAAGATATGCGGGGATTCCCTCTATATACATTATATATCTATTTTTGACCTTTGGTTCGAATGGTGTGAAAAAAATCTCAGAAGCATCAATTAGGTTAGCCATCTGTATTCTCCTTTTTTAAGTTTAAAATATCTTTGTTCACATATAAATATCACAAAGTCAAAAAATGGCCCATTTCAGGTGTTTTTATCTTAGAAGTTTTTTCATAGTTTTATTTTTAGGCACAAAAAAGGCCCTCAATAGAGAACCTTAAATGTACTTCGATTAAACGCTTATAGAATTAGAAATTTGGGATTACTCATTGGTACTTTCTAGTTCTACAAATGCCCTATATAATTCGTCTGCATTTTCGGGGTTGTTAACTTCCAGCCATTCCCATACTGTCATAATTATAGTTTCGGGTGTAATCATTTTTGCCGACCAATGCGTTAATTCGAAAATGTCATAGTCTGGATCAGCGACGAATGTCTTGACCTCTGGAGCCAGCCACTTTTCGGGTACAAGCAATATAATTTGTTCTTTACTTCCAATTCGATCTCTCAATAAATATTCACGTGTTTTCATTTTTATTCCGTTTCCCGCAAATAACGTGCGACAATATATTTAATAACATTTAAGTGTTGTCGGGCAGTTTCATACATACCCATACTAATTTCTTCTTGTACATCTGAAGCGATTGACATTACCAACATACTCGGAGCGGTTGGGAATATAGGTTCCTCAACACTCTTTATAATGGCAGCTTCAGTACATCCAAACATTTCAATTGCTTCTTCGTCTGTAAAACTCATTACTTTTCCTTTTCTTATCATACCTGAAGATACAAGAAAAAAATGACAAAGTCAAGCGTTTTTTTCGTTTCCATCAATATAACTTCCCAGTTCTATACAGCTTGACTCCCCTTCAGCATATACCATAAAATCTATATCAATTCTTGGAGGACCATAAGATTCATAACTGCCATATTCATCTGATATGGCATTAATTTCAGCATTGTACTTTCTTAGCAAAGCTTTGAGTTCACTAATAAACGCCTCGTTCCTTGAAAATTCCATGTCATTCCATTCTTCATTCATACCTGAAGATACAAGATTATCCGCACAATGTCAAGCTTTTTTTTATTTTGCCGCAAAAAAAAGACCCCAATGGAGTCCTATTCTTACCTAATATAACCTTGGACCCACTTAGGTTTTCTGTAGTGGGTCGATACGGTTTCGATTCCCCTAGCCCGTCTTTACCGCCGTATCACGGTGAGCCTCTAGCGGGGTCAGATTCACAACATTTGATGTCCTTTTCTTATCATACCTGAAGATACAAGAAAAAAATGACAAAGTCAAGCTTTATTTTGCAATGCGGCAAAAAAAAGGCCCCATAAAGGGGCCAAATTTCTTACCAGACGATTTCAATGGTGTCTGGATCGACATCATATCCATTGTCTTTGATATACTTATCCAATATTTCTTCTTTTACAAGAAGTCGTTTACGGCCTCTAGTTTTGACATAGGCGACATTGCCTTTCCAAAATTCATTATTGGTCTTTACAATTGAACAAATACCGGTGGTTGTAGTATGACCCAATTTTTCAGCGGCCGTTTTGCTGCAAATCCACACTCCATCTGGTCTCTCCAGTCTAATCTTATTATTTTTCATATAACCTCTTTCTTCCCATTTTAGGAATTTCTTTTGTTAAGTGGAAACCCATTGTTTCCCCTTTGTATATATATATATAGTAAATACGATTCCCAAAGAGCCGATCTAATTTCATTTTTTTTTAAATTATTTTTCGACTTCTTTTTCTTATCGAGTACCAATAAAAAACCCCCGATAAATCGAGGGTTTTAGGTTTATTTTACTGTTTATTTTTATGATGGAAATGTTGCGCCCGTCGGGACCACGACAAAATCTAGAACGATGAACTCGGCTGTGCGGGTCGGTTGTATAAAAATCTGGCCCACAAGTCTGTTACGATCTATCACGTCTGGAGTATTGTTCGTCTCATCCATCACAACTTGGAATGCAGTCAAACCACTATTCTGCTGAACCGATTCCAAAAATGGATTAACCATATTCAAAAATCTTGTTCTAGTCGCAGAATCGTTCTGTTCGAATACCAAGTATCTTGATGTTGAAGCGATATATTTCTTCAGTTTAATTAACAAGCGTCTAACATTAACACGATCCAAAGCTGAAGGAAGTGCCTGTAAGGTCTTTTGACCCCACACAACTACACCCTGTCCTGGGAATGATGCAATTGGATTAACTCTATTTTCATAAAGTGTATCACGTTCATCATGTGTTAATCTAGTCTTTGCTTCCAATACAGTAGTCAAGCCACCACGATTTAGACCTGCTGGTGCAAACCATTCGTGAGCTACCCCATCTGTATATGCAATCACACCAGGTAATACAACACCAGGTGGAACCCATACTGGAAGTGATGTGTTTCTATCAGCGATTTTAACCCAAGGATAATAAGTAGCTGAATAGTTAGTGTCTAATGCACTAATCGTATCAGTCACGTTGTCGATGGTATCGTCAATATCTGCAGCATCCATGACATAAAATGCGTCGCCTCTGGCTTCCATTTTGTCAACAGCGTGATTTGTAACCACGGGGTGCCATTTATGGATAATTCCAGGAGTAACTAACATATTGATATCAAATTCATCCGGATTACTTACGGCGTTAATAGCACGTTTATAAATCACTGATCCACTAGTAGTGGCACTTGAACAATCATATCCCATTACATTATTAGCCGCAATATCAGCACCAGTCGATTTTGGATTTGCTGGGTTGTCCCCATCAAAAGCACCTTGGAATGGTACAGAGAATTTACGTTGTTTAATGTGTGAATCTGTTAAGTTGATTGTTTCGGATGCGTCTGAATAAGGTGTTCCCAATGCACTTGCATCGGCATTACCATACACATCTTCCAAACTCATTGTCACGTTGTTACCAACGCCCGCTGATGTTGGAATTGGTGCAAGATATTCCCTATTATCATATTTGGTGTTATCCCAACCATAGTAATATGCTGAATTGAATGCTGATGTATCAGGATTCACTTGAGATGTTACAAATGATGCAGAAGGTACTGCGGTTGTGGTTGGATCGGCGTTGCTCACAGCAGCAAATCCCATTGGGACTACTGTTACTGGAACGGAACCATCAGCGATAGCGGTGTAATTTCTAATATATACGTGCTTGGACTTATTAGGCCAGTCACCATTATATGTCAATTTACCAGTATTGCTAATGTCCACATATCTATCACCAATTGCACGAGCAAAGTAATTAGTACTGGTAGGATCGAAGTTTAGATCGTCCCATTGTTCCACTACCGTTTCATTTTTCTGCTTCCATGCCACTTGATCCGTTTTTCTAACTTGCAATGAGAATGAACCAAAGCTACTTCCCGGTACACTGCCGGCCGCTTTGATATTTAACATTACTACCACATATTTACTATTCACATCAGTTCCATGCGAGCGTGTATAAACTTGAAATAAGTTATATCGTGATCCATTTATTAATTGTGATTGTATGTAAGGGGTATATCCAGCTAGATTGTCAATCGCGGTTGCAGATGTTGAATCAAAGCTGAAATCAAGTGATGCACTAGAAAGTGACGCTGATATGTTAGCATCAAATCCATGGCTAGATTGGAATGTTTTGTAATTCTTATAAAGGTACGCGGCTAATGTGGCCTGTCCAGAAGTTTGAACTTGTGGACTCGCACTTAATACGTTTTCAATGTAATTTGCACTACCAGTATTAAATGAAATCGCGTATGTGGCAGTCGCGACTCCAGAACCACTTATTGTTAATGTTGCTGACGATCAATCACCTGTAATTGTACATGCTGATAAATCCGCCGTTCCATTTGATCCACCACGTGATGGTGCAAGAACTGCGGCTGTGTAATCGCCAAGTGAACTTGAAAGTTTAAGTGCGACATAATCGGCTATGTAACCACCCAGTCCTAGTGTCCTGACTATGGTAACTGTGCCGGCGCTCCTTAAATATTGTTCTACTGCGTATGGTGTATAAAAACGCTTATCCGTTGATCCAAAAATCTCTTCAAATTCTTGAAAGTTTCTAATAATTGTGGGTACAAATGCCGGTCCTTTTATGGTAGGCCCGATTATTGCAGCACCAATTTCAGAAATTCCCTGTGGAAGAAATGATAAATCGGTTTCGTTTGTAAATACACCTGGGCTTACTATTCTTTCGGCCATTTGTATTCTCCTAATTTATAAGGATTGATTATCCTTGTTCGGTGGGCGTAAACGCACCCGTATCCGGATTAAGAGTTCCTGGGCCATACTTCTCTGTTAATTCCTTAACCAAAGTTTGTTCGGTTTCTTGTTGTGTACGATATTCACCTTCCAGTGCGTCCTCGCGGACTTCAATCGCGTCTAATTCAGCCTTAATGGCCATCTTACGAATTCTCAACTGACCAAACTCAAATTGTATAGATTGGTATCCCGTGCTTAATCCTGTCAATGATTCCATTTCCGTTTCCGAAAACTTAATCTGTTCTTTTACTTCAGTCATAACTTTTCTCCTGTTTTTAGTAACTGTTGTTTTGTTAACATCTTTACATATATATATCAAGCAAAACTATCAAAACCCGCTTATAAGTAAAACTTTTTAACTTAAAGCTACTTTTTCTTTAAATGAAGTGCTGATTCCAGTAGTTTTGGGTGAATATGCTTTAGTTGTAGTTATATAATCGTTAAATGATTCTGGTATTAAATAACCTTTTACGGTGAGCGTAAAGCCCATCTTTATTTTTCTTTCTCCATCATCGTACTCGCTTGCATCATCGAATCCACTAACTTCGGATCGGAACTTAAACTTACCAGGTTCGCCCCAATATGACCCATCAGTATAGTTTATCTTTTCGACAAGTCTATTCATTTGCTCTGTATAGGTTGTCCACAATGTGCATTCATAGTTTAAAGTAACATAATCGGGCACGACCACTTTGTAGTATTCTCGTTGTGGCAACGCGCCTTGTGTTACTGAAAAATTGCTGTATCTGTTCTTTTGTGTATATTTTCGTTCAAATACATAGTGTAATTTTGGATCATTTGCATCCAGTTTATCAACTGGCATGCTATCGTCTTTTTCGACTCCAGTTCGCCTGAAAGCTACAACTGGAATAATTATTTGTCGTTTGTTGTCACGAATATAACCGTCAACTTGTGCGGCTTTCCATCGTTCTGGATTTGCGTACATAACTGGTACTTTTATTTGCTCGCCATTATCGACTACGGTAGGTTTGATCACTTCCTGAAAATAGTACATAACTGCGGCATCGATATCCATTAATCCAATGGATACATTTGGTTCGGTATCATTTTTTCTGGATACCTGTTCTGCTCTTTGTACTACCCGACCCTTAGTTTGTCGTTCGGTTCTAGGTTGTGGTCTTGTGCGTGATGCCATGTTTTATTCCTATTTTATTTTCTGTAGAACTTTCATTAATGCGGGCAATTCATCAATCATAATAAAATCATCACCACTAACTAATCTAGTTACTTTTATTCTATCATTATACAATATTACATTGAGTTTATTGGGACCCACATTTATATGTTTGACATATTCCGGTTTATCGCGGGATACTTCATTGATTTTTAATAGTTCTTCCATAATCATTTGTCGTAGTTCTGATTTTTTCATTATTTAATCCTTTGTTTTAACGAGTTGCGGCATTTATTCTAGTATAGAAACTATTGGTAGGTTTTGTGGATAAAACGCCATTCTTAAATTTTTGAGTAATACTAACTGTAAATCCATACTTATCTGAAGACACTTTTATTGAATCTGGAGTGTTGATTTCATTTTCCACCCCATTTTTTGGATGTGGTCCTGCATTTTTAGTTTTCCATATAAACATTTCCCTGTATTCGTCAGCTTTCCAACTTATAGATACGGAATTATTTTTTAACCTATGAACACGTGCTGTAGGGTACAATTTTTTACACGCCTTTTCTATTTTATCGTATATATCTTTAAATTCATTTTCAGCCGCAATTTGATATTCTTTATCAAGCTTTTTAAGTTTCCTAATGGTTTTAACTATGTCACTTGTCAATGAATCCATATCGGAGTAAATTGATTGTGGTGTCGCCGCTTCATTTAATAGTTCTTCCATAATCATTTGTCGTAGTTCTGATTTTTTCATTATTGTGATCTCACCCTTTCTATATTTAGGTTGGATTTTCTTATCCTGTGACATATATATGATGCCGACCAGTTATTATCATATTTTCCATATATTAACTGATTTTCATTGATGCCGTTAATCTCAAAATAGGCGTAATTCCATTCAAATATATCACCCACTTGTGGTACAATTGCCGCTTGTATCATCGCGTCTCGTAATATGTGAAATGTAGCATTTTGATTTTCATCAGGTCCGAATGCTTCCGAGCTCCAGTCGAAATCATCGTGGTTAATTAAACATGCAAATTCAATTCCTACCTTATATGTCTTGCCGTCTGAAGATTCCCCATACATATCTACTGCGGTATCTTTGGCTGAAATTTTGTATAATATGGCGGTCTGATTTATCCAACCAGGTTTTCCTGATCCTAAATCTCCTATCACTTCCTTATTGATTCGATCGAAGAGCTTTAAATCTCGACCCGTCATAAATCTACCGCTCAAAATTAGTCTCCTTATATGTAGAGCTTTTATGCAAATTGTCTTTCCATGGAATAAATTGCAAATTGGATATGCTCGCCATTTCATGTGAAGGGATATTATTATTAAATCCATATATTATTGGAATTATATGATCTAAATGATATTCAAATTTCCCACGATTTTCACAATTTTCCAATAAATATAATGGTTGTCGTTCACTCAATTTTCTAACTTCATAATAATATTTATCTTTTTTGGGCAAATTATCAAGATATTTTTCACGTTTTGCAATATCCCCATCGTATAAATAATTTATTACTCCAGCACTAATAGAATTTTTCCATTCATATTGCAATTTGTCCGCCTTATCTTTTCCATATTTTCCATACCAAAAATAGTAATTTGATTTGCCAAACATTGGGTGTGATTTCCCGGCAATTCCGTAAAAATGTGATTCTTTGCCTTTTTTAGCATTATTTTCATATCGCCCTTTTCACATAATATCGGCCTTTTGCTTACCATATTTATTTATTCAAATATCATGCAAATTTTTACCATACATACCATTTTTCGATCCCGACTTTCCAAAAAAACTAGAACGATCACCCTTGAGACTACAGCTTCCACACATTGAATCAGTTCTAACGGCCTTAGTTAAACTATTTTTTGACGCATAAATCATAGACTTATTGCATTCGGGGCAATTTCGTTTCCACTCTCCATCAATTTTATGCAAATTCCATTTATTCCTTTTATTGTCATTTTTTTTGCCGGCACAAGAATGACACAATCGGCCTTGTTTATCAATATATCTCATATCCTTCGCGGAAGAATATGTTAAAATTTTTCCGCATTCTGGACATTCTCTCTGATTATCATTCATAAATCTACCTGTCATTTAATGAGCTTTCCTTCCCATCCAATCATCAGCTATTCCGTCAACCATTTTCTTATCTTCTTTACTCATTTTTTTATAAGCGGCAAACCATTTTGGCGTTCCATATTCAAATCCCTTTGATTTAGAGCTTTTCGAATTAAATATGGTAGCTTCATATGAATCGATAGCCATATCCTTACCCAATGATTTCAATGCCACATAACTGGCTTCATTCAATTTCTGGATTTCTTCTCGTATGATTTGTCTTAATTCTGATTTTTTCATTTTTTAATCCTCATGATGAGATTTATAATTAACAACATAATCAGATAGCCACGATGCGTCACCGAAAGCTAGTCTCCACATTGCCAATTTTCCAATATCCAATTTACTTTTGGTTTTAAATATCATTACCAAATCCATCCGGCCACCTGTAGTTTTGACGAAATACAATCCCTGCATTTTGTCCTCTATTAAACCACTTCCAAGTTTTTCTTTATTCCATAGATCATTAATACCCTTAACCCAATCGTTTAATTCACCGCCGGCTCCAAGGAAAATAATTCCTTCCCACCCCCTTTTGGAAATTTTATCCAAAAATTTAAATTCAACTTTTTTGATATTATATTTGTCATCGGCCAATTTAACTACGGTTTCATCCAATGCCTGAATTTCTTCCCTTATCATTTGTCTTAATTCTGATTTTTTCATTGTGTTATCCCTTCGCTGGAAATGAGTATTTGATTTTATATTTGTCAAGAAATTTAGCAAATTCATCGACGTCATCATAACTGACGTTAATAGTTCTACCAGTTATTACCATTTTGGCTTCATTTTTGGCTTCCTTTAAAATTTCTTCTTTAATTATTTCACGCAGTTCTGATTTTTTCATATTATCCTCCCAAAAGTCCAATGTAAATCTGAACTGGTATTTTATTCAATTTTTCCTGTAAATTCTCTGATTCTTCCTTGTCGGCTTCGACCAGTGCTTTTCTACTGATAGCTTCCAATGTTTCCCTCAATTCAGTAACCAGCCGTTCTTTTTCGGCAATTGCCTCTGCACGCATGGTTTCACCATCCAACTGTACTTCTGAATCTGGGATTGGAATTGACCCGAATTTGCTTCTGATATCACCCAATGTTTCCCTAGCATTAGCTAAGGCATACTTGCGTATCCATTGTTTACCAACTGAATTGATTGCTGTATATGTCATATTGTTATACGGAATATTGGAATAATCCGCTATCTTACCTGATGTGGAACCACTATAATGAGCTACAAGTGAATTATCACGTTCACTTACAATTATATATTCAAACCACACCGCGAATGATGTCGTTGGTATTGGAAATAATTTCAATTTGTTATTTCGGATTTCAAAATGATACGCACTTTTTCTGATTTGATCGTTGAACTCAATCGCTTGTATTCTAAGTAAATCAGCGTATATAGGCATCATCATAAATTGTACGGCGGGTGTCATATTGCCCCAACCAAAGTTATCCATCATATTGTATGAACCAGCACCAGTTCCTGCATACGGATCAAAATATCTTGATATGGCTGGAGAACCATCGTGGAATACCCTTTTAACTTCAATGGCCGCTCCACTTTCGGATACGTCTGCAAATAATGCATTCAAGTCATATTCATTGGAACTACTATTAGCTGTAATATGTCCCATTTTCCAATCTACAAATCCACCAGCCCCAGTTTCAGAACCATACTGTTGTGACATAAAAACAGTTCTAGCTAATGTTGGTGTTACTACCTGTTGACTAAGATTTGAAGATGTGGGTTGACCCTGCATATGTAATAGGTTGTCTCTAATATTGATTTGATTTACATGTGATGAATATTCATTTACAGCATCTTCAAATGCCGCATAAAAATTTATGTCTTGCATTTCAACTTCTACAATAGGATACCCCAATGTTGTAGCTGATCAATTCGCGAATTTGGGTGCCTCTGATTGGAATGTAGCGTCGGTGTCATAGAATCCATATGGAGTACTACCACTTACCGCCGATCCACTACCAGGTCAAATTGGAATTTGAGCTAAATCAGTCATTTATTTTCTCCTAATATTGAATTCTATGTATTACACATATAAATATCAAATTTTAAATTTTACGCAAAAAAAGCTTGACATCGTGAAAATAATCTTGTATATTGACCTATGAATATGGACACGATAGACTATGCCATGATATTAAAGGACAAAGAACTTTTAGCTAAAGGAAATGCAATGGACAAAATAGAATTTGTCAAAAAATTCGAATTATTACTTCAGAATCTAAAAAATGTAGATCAAACGGATTTATCCGCGAGTATTCTAAAGGAATTAGACGAAGATATGGGCCGGATTAGTGTATATATTATAATATATAGCGTACAAAACGGCAATACCATGACACCCGATTTAACAAAGGATGTCATGGATGAATGCAACAAAATATGGAATAAATACGGGTTCTAGTCAGTATCTACAAGACTTTTCCGTTGAGCCATTGACCAATCAAGACTCCCCGAAACACCCGTACCCCTATAAGTACCAATATTATCTGAAAGTGTGCTGTAAGCCACATTGATATTCGATGTAGCAAATGTAGCGGAACTTCCAGTACGGACTCCAACCATTCCACCAGTTTGAATGGCGTCTTGGTTTGCGCCTAGAAATACAAATTCCCAATTATTATCAGCTTTACAATCTGTAATCATCTTGAACGCGGATTCTTGGGTGAATTCTTTACTAGCATTTTCATGACCATCTGTAATAATTACAAATACCACATTATCGACTGGATTCTTCTCAAGACGAGATTTTGTCTCGCTTATCGTTTTTCCAATAGCGTCAAATAATGCTGTCATACCACGCGGTTCATATGTCTTTTCAGACAAGAATTCCGCCTTATCAATTGACACACCACTATAATCTATCTGATAGTGATTATCAAATTGAACTAACGTCATTTTACCGTCAAGTCCCAATTTCCTTTGATCTTCTATAAATTTATTAAATCCTTCAATAGTATCCAGACGAATACTACCCATTGAACCAGAACGGTCCAATACTATGATTATCTCAGTAACCATTTTCTTTTTCTTAGCCATAACATTTCTCCTTTTCGGCAAATGCAGTACTAAGATATGTAATTCCCTTGTAGTTAAGTATCACAAAAAATAATTTTAGGCACAAAAAAAGGCCCTTTCGAGCCTTTTATTTTAACTTTCATGTTCCAATATATCATCGTCCACAATTGGAACCTTGACCCACTTATCGAGCTTTTCCAATAAATTTTTATCGGCTGTCCAAAGATCGACATACGCATCAAAATATTTCAGAAATACATGCATCAGATGGTCATAATCAGCTTTTCTCATCTGTTCCAAAATTTCTTCGGTCTGGAGATCAGAATAACCAATCTGTTTAGCTAGTGATTTGGCCGTTCCCAAAATCACAAATGCATTCCCTTTCGGGCCATCCAAGTCAATTTGAATTCTCTTTTGTACTGGCAATACGCCTTTATTCATTACTGGCATTAAATGACGCCCCTTGATTTTAAAATTATAGCCAATTCGTCAATATATTCCTTGGATTCTTTTAACCCCAAACCAGACTTTTGACGATAAATTTTGATTGCGTTTATCTTTTTATTATTCCTTAAAGCGTCCAAAATTTCAGGGTCCACCTTTGTACCTTGAACGGTTTGTTCAATAGCCGCATCAGCAATTGCATCTGGGTGATTTTTAGCAATATAGTGGAACAGCTCAAGTTTCTGATTGTCCGTATATGTCAATAAAATATCAATTACTGTTTTATATGCTTCTTCTGTATTAAGCATTGTATGGGTATCCTCCAAAATATATTTCCCGGTATTCCTGGAAATACTTTGCAAATGAAATCAGTTCCATTTGATTTAACGATCTCAAATAATCGTCGCTTGCTGCTGCTATTTCTATGTGCAGGGGTTCAATAGCCATATTTGGTTTACCAGTTTCATCTAGTTGGTAAATTGAATCCCAAACTATGATCGAATCCTTGCTATGTATTACCATGTTTTCCATTTATTATCCATATATAAATGCGGCCAAAAACGATCCCGTTATGTACGCAGTGGGGACCAATATAAATATCGACGCCCCATTAAAAAACATTATTGTCGTCAATATGGCCAAAAGTGTCCCTATTGAAAAGGCTTCCATTTTTTTGAATGACAATACCCATTTCACATATTTATCAAACCATTTCATGATTATACCTTAACTACTGAGTTTAAAGCGTTCACGATATACATCCATGCCTGAATAGCATAGAATTTTCCCCAACGTAATGTTTCCATTAGTAAATCTCCTATTAATATTACATTAATCCACGCCATCGCGACGCGGTATCTAATTGTTTTTCTCATCTTATCCTTCATCCTCGAACCGCTTTAAAATATCACCAGATTCGTTTAAATACCCCAAATCCATGTAAGCTTTGGCTGTTCGACCATAGCTACCCTGTAATGTC